TCTCCCCCGAATTTTGAATCTTCACCTGTATCTATAAAATCCATTTTAGATTTACCATGGAGTTCCTCTAAATGAATGAATACATCATCAACATATTTCTCATCATATACAATATCCATCAATCGAAGTGCCGTTCTGATTTTCTTTGCATTATTTTGTGCTTCCATGGTCAGTGCTCTATCTGATTCTAAGAAGGTTGCTTGTCTTTCCAATTGTTTCTTGAAAAGTTCTATTGAGTAAATATAATCAAAATCGAATCCTTTCCATATCATAGGAAGGAAATCGATTACTCGTTTGATTTGTTGATATTTTCGTTTAATCCAATACATTATTTTCTAGTTCTTCAAGTTGTTTTTCCAATCGTTCTACACTACCCCAAATAATACCTGCATTCGGGTCAAGTTTTTTAATCTGTTCTACCAACTCTTTTTGTCTACCTCTACTGTAATATCCTCGTTCTATATAATCAGCAAGATTTTGTAAGTGTTCTGGTCCACTTATAGAAATACGAAGGTCATAATCAGTCCACTTTGTTTTCCAATCCCAAAACTGAATTCCTTTGGTTAGTCTTCTGTGTAGATTACTTAACTTGCGGTTTCTAACTCTCACAATACTTTTATCATTACCAAACACATGGAGAAACCGAAGAAACCATCTTGGACACCATTTTGGTTTTGCCTCATAATCCATTGCAAGAACTAATGGATAGATTGCTCTGAAGTAAGGGCTGTCTTCTTTATAGAATGTGATTCCTAAATATCCATACTTTTCTAATTTCCTTGGAAAAAAGATATAACGAAAATTACCCCATTCTAAATTACGAGTGTGAACCATTCCTTTCTTTCTACCTTTCCAAAAAAGAAGTGATTGAAGAAATGATTTTACCTTTTCTCCAAATGTTCGGTTGTCTTTTATTTCGAACTTATTTTTCATTTCTCTTTTGTGTTAAAGTTCAACCTTAATATTTTTTAACTTATTACAAATATACAAAAAAAAATTGAAATAACCAAATTTATTTTGTAATAATTAAATAACATTCTTTATTTGATTTGAACTATTTTATAGTTTTTACAAAGATACGATAATTATTTAGATTATCCAAATTATTCTTCACGATTAATAATAGAATCAAAAGATTGCTGTAATTTTTGGATTTTTAACTTATCCTTAACTGATATCACATCCTGTGTTTTCAGTTTTATCAATTCTTCTTGAATTTGTTTTAATTGATTTGTTGTCATAACTTTTAATTTGATAAAGGTGCTTTAATGCGTGGGTGTGATTGATAATTTTGAATTTCATAATCGAACTCACCACTTAATATATCTACATTGGATAATTTTATTTGTGGTAGTTCAAAGGAAGTTCTTTCAATTTGTTCTTTAGCCTGTTCTAAATGATTAGAGTATAAATGAGTATCACCTAAATTACCAATTAACTGGTCTGGTATCATATTTACTTCTTCTGCCAACAAAGTTAGTAAAGTTCCATAAGAAGAAATATTAAATGGTAATCCTAAAAATGTATCTACTGAACGTTGATTCCACATCAATGAGATAGCCCTTGTCGGTGTTGGTTCGTAATATTCATCATCAAAATTAGGTATGTTGTCATAGTTACGTTCCATACCTGTTTCATAATTTCTACTAAACCATAGGTCGTATCGTTCTTCATATGTCAACTCCCTTGTATACACTTGAAATCCATAGTGACATGGAGGTAAAGTCATCTCATGTAATTCACCTACATTCCAAGCCGATACCATTAATCTTCTACTATCAGGGTTCTTCTTTAATGAGTTAATTAAATTTAAGATTTGGTCTATACCATTCCAATCAGCCCATTGTTTACCATAAATTGGTCCTAAATCTCCCCATTCTTGGGCAAACGTATCATCACCTTTTATTCTATCAATAAATTCTACTTCTGTAAGGTCCGACAGCATATGAAGTTCTTCTAATTTAGAATCGTTCTCCCTACTTTCTATTTCATATACATCTCTATATTTCTTATAAGCATCACCATTCCAAATATTACAACCATTATCAACTAAATACTTAATATTGGTATCTCCTTTCAAAAACCATTTTAATTCAGTCATCATAGTTTTGATGGCCATTTTTTTGGTAGTCATTAAAGGAAACCCATCTTGCATGTTATGTCTGATGGTATATCCAAAGATAGATTTAGTACCCGTACCCGTTCTATCTTCTTTCTCAACTCCATATTCTAAAATGGTTTTAAGAAGGTCTTGGTATTGTTTATCTAATTTATTCATCATGTTTATCTAATAGTAGGTTTGCTACTTCAATTGAAATCATATTCTCGTTGTATAATTTCCAAATTAATTTTCTCATAATCGTTTCTTTGGGTTGTTCTTTTTATGTTTGATATATTCGTGTCTCATAATGTTCAGAATTTCTGCCTCACTTTCATAGTAGTATCCCTTTTCTTCTATTTTAGTAATTAAGGTACGAACTTCTATTGAAATTTTATGCTCTTCTTCACTTGTGAAATTGGAGGTAGATAACCATTTATCCATTTCTTTTAGAAACTTTAATTGTTGGGCATCTACGAAGGTTGCGTTGTTGTACATATTTTAATTTTTACCAAGATGCCTGATAATAAAACTCATCAGTTGTATTTTCTAAATCTAACTTTTCTAACATTTCAATGGTTTCATCAATTGTCTGTAAATACCACTCATCATAATTGGTAGAACCGAAGAAGAACCCACCTTGAGTTGGTAGTAATTCATCTGCCAATTTATTATCTTTTTTGATGTACAAACAGATATCTAATAGTTCTTGTAATTTATTAACAGGTACATAGGATTCTTGACATTCATCCATACCATTTTGTATATTATCTACAAACCATTGGTGAATGGCATTAGCTTTTCTCCAATACCCAACCTCTTCTTCGATGTTGGTAATTTGTTTGGTATTGATACTCTCAACCACTTTACCGGCTTTCTTTACGATTACTTCGTAATTATCATCACCATTGTGGTCCCAATGTTTCACATAGGTTTTTTTGCTAAGGTACATATCCAATCCCATACTATATTATTTTAAAATTAATTTACATCTGTTATACTCATTTTTGTTCATGAATTGTTTATTGTATTCTAAGAACGAACCGTATTTAGAAACCATCTCAACCATTCTTGAGTAATCAGGGTTGTTAAGGTTTTCTTTGTATAGATTGTACTCATTTAACCAATATTCAACAGAACCCCATTTTGCTTTATTCTCAACGAAGATATAAGATGGGAAATACTTTAAAGGAGTTCCATTCTTAGTTTCAACTTTATCTTCTCTATACTCGTAGATATCGTACATACCATCGAACTTACCAGCCTTTAAAGAGTTGGCGAATGATTTAACATCTTTTTCAATTTTATCTGAAACTGAACTACCATCGTGGTTAGAGATGTTGATACGAGTAGAAGAACCACCACTATAAACATCAGAAGTAGCCCATACTTTGATTGATGGGTGATTTTTCTTTACATATTGTTTGATAACTGAAGCAGTATGTTTTGCTCCCATGTAGATATAGTTACCACCATCGTACGAATCTTTTTGAAGAGCGTTAGCTGGTAAAAGGAATTCTTGATTTAAGTAGTTGATTTTGATTTTTTTAGTAGCCATAATTTTAGGGTTTTAAGGTTTAATTTTTATTTGTCTCTCAATCTTTATTACATAGTAAATATACGAAATAATGTTTGATTTACCAAATTTGAAATGTTAAAGTTTTGTTAAAGTTTTATTACTGATAAACTTGGGGTAAAATCGGTTTTGTATTTACCATTAGTATAGTTGCCGATTACAGTATCGATGAAATCTTTTAACAGATAAGTTCCATCAGAAGAACCAAATCCATGTCCTTCATCCCAATCAGAACTCCACTCTTCTACGATTTCGAGAGAAGTTTCTAACAAATCCCATTGTGGAATTTCTTCATCTTTAACCATTTCATTGAATCCTTCGATTCTACTTTTTGATTTGAAAACTAAATCTTGTGGGTGGATTAAATACGTCATAATTTTAGGGTTTTAAAGTGTTTTATCTCTCTCAATCTTACATAGTAAATATACAACATTTTATTGGTTTTACCAAATCTCAAATGTTAAAATTTTGTTAAAATTTTTGGGTTGTATTTTCACCATTTGATTCGATATGTTCGTTGATTAACTGAACGATATCTTCAACTCTACGATAATCTTCAGTTGGAAGGATTAGAGCCTTGGTAAGTAACTCATCATAAAGGTAACCATCCCAAATACCACAAAGTAAGTTTTCTAATTCAGTCATTACTTCTTTTTGAGTTTCCCAAATATAATCGGTAGCTCTTTTAATAGTAGTTGAATGATATTCCATTAGGAATTTATCAAATAATTCGTGTCTGTTAAATCTTTTATAGTTCATAGTTTATAGTTTTAATTAACTCTTATTTACATAGTAAATATACAAAAAAAAGTTGGTATATCCTAATGATTTACCAACTTTATTTAAATTATTTTGTTATATTTGTAACAATCTATACTTTAGCAGAACCAATATCAATTGGTTGTCTTTTCATATGACCACCTGTTGCGAAATTTGAACCTTCTCGTAAATATCCACTTAAAAATGCTCTTCTAAATCTATTAGAAGTATTTTCTTCCGAACCATGGACTACATTGGAATGTAAGAATACAATTTGACCTCTACGAAGATAACCATCTAATTTTGGGAAAGTATGTCCTTCAGGCATTACACATGGTTTACCACGTTCGTTTCGCCAATTCTTAGGGTTGGTTTTCGTTCTATCTTCATCCACTTCAATCGGTAATCGACCTAAGTTATGAGTTCCTTCATAATACCATACCGAACCGTTAACTGGGTCGTGGTTATCTAAAGCAATCGAAACATTTAAAACCTCATTTGATTTACATTCGGTATAGAAAATGTTTTGGTGCATATCTCTACCTAATTGTCCTGGTGGTTTAAAGTAAGCCCAAGTTTGTAAAGCAAATATCTTACCTCCTAAAAGTAATTCAGCTGCTTCAATTACTTTAGGATGTTTCATCAATTCACCTAAAACTTCGGATTCTTTGTGTGGATATTGAAATGGATCATATTCCCCCCACTCATTATCTGTATCATTATCTTGACGAATTTTTCTAATACGTTCAAGTTCATCACAATATCTATCACATTCTTCATCTGTGAGTAAGTTCAATACTGATACACCTTTGTATCTCCAATCAAACTCTAATTGTTGTTTTTCTTCGCGAGAAAGTAACCCCATAAAATAAATTATTAATTGTTAATGTATATAAATATATTATTTATGAAATTGTAATAAATTTGGTAAATATAATTTTAAATTTTTTATTTTTTCAGATGCAAGTTTAACTGCTATTGAATTAGATGTTTTAACTTCATTACTTTCTCCTAAAATTCTCCATCTTACTTTAGTAGTAGTATAAAATGGGTCTGATAGATATATAGTATATTGTTTAGAACTTACTTCAAAAATAGGTGCTTGGATGTCGTTAGAAGAACGAATAAAATAACGATATATATACCCTCTCCTATAATCATTATCATTTGGATTTGGTATGTATGATTTTATAGTAGATGGTTTTTGTCTACTATTTTTAGAAATCATCCTATATCTCTTAATAAAATCTTCCATTATATATTTCTTAATTGAGCTTGAACTTCGGTTGTCCAAATATCACTAACTTGATGTTCTACTTGGGTTACTTGAAAAATCTTATTTGCATATTTTTTTGGTAAATCAGATACAGCAAATATATCACCAACCTTAATACCACTTATACCATGAATAGTAAATGAAAACTTAATAGGTAGTAAGACTGGATTTGTAGTATAATCACCACCTGATTTATTAGATTCCAAACATACGTTTCTATCAAACATCTCATATTGTTTTAATAAATAGGTATCGTTCCAACATCCTACAAAAATTATATCTTCTAAATTTGCGTTATTGTATGCATAAAAATCGTATTTTTCATTAGCAATATCATAATCTAAATTTCTATCATTTATTTTTGGAAACACACCAGCTTTACTAATAAAGAATTTATAGTTTGCTTTACGAGTTTCTCTAGCTGATTTATTCTCACCATGCCAGACAGTCTGTGCTCCTGAACTTACCGATGCTGCGGTTGTAGAAACAAATGTTTTCGTAGCATCCACCAATCCACCCCAAAAATCTTCACCTTCACTTGTCTTTTGTGTTTGGGTTTTGAAAGCATCTCTTCTTGCTTCAGATAATACCTTTTCGTTTTCTATTACTTGTTCATTAATATTGGTTAATTTTTTTGAAACAGGATCTGTTTTGCCTGAAAATATACCTGTTTTCATGTTTTGGAATCGTTCTTCAGTACTTGAACCACCAGTTGCGTTTGCATCCGTATCTTCCGTTTCATTTTTAGTAGATTTACTATTTTTTTGTGCAATTACCATATTAGCCATAGCACCCGGTATATCGATGTTTAAATCTGCTGATAAGAATACCGAGTTTACCCCTCTTGCCTGAAATACCGTATTACATATATCTGGTATACCATTATCTTTACGAACTATACCCTCTTTAGTTAAACCTAAATAAGTTTTATCAACTACATGTAGTTGGATATCACCACAACCATCTCTACCAGCTTCTACAATTTGAAAATCCCACATCAGATTAACCGCAGAACTCATACCATTTAGAAGTTCTGTAAGAGCTTCATGTTCTAATAAACCTCTACGTTGGATTACTTCCAAAAAGAAATCATAGTTAACATACAAATCTTTAAGATACCCATGTTCATATGCTAATGGCTTCTTGGTAATAATAGTAGTATCCCATGAATAATCAGCATCAACCCCATCTTTAGTTGCTGGAAATGCGAATGGATTAGATGTATCATTTTCATAACCCAATGGATGTGCATTTATTGTTTCAAAGCTAGGGGGTTCAATTGAACCACTATCCAATGGTTTGGAGTTCAAAGCAGCGGTTAACTGAAAATCTGGTAAGTTTGTGTTTGGTATAAATAATTTAGATTTATCAGTTGAAAATATATGTCTGTGTGCTCTACAAATAGTATTAGTAATGTTTATAGAAGATAGTTGTTGTACTTGAATTTTTTTACCATCACTTAACTGATATTCTTCACATCCAGTAGATACACCAAGTGTTTTATCACTATTATCTATTGTTGATAAAATTTTGTATGCAAGTTCAAATCGTATATATCGTTCGTTAGAAACTAAAGGAATATCTTCAGGTACTTTTATTGTTTCATCACCATCACTACGTAATTTAACATCTTTCGCGGAGTTCACCAAATCTTTACGAACTTGCTCATCCATGTTAACAAAATTAGAAGGATGTGTCCATGATAATCCACGAGAATCGGTATAAGTAGAATCTATCGATGAACCAGCTTCATTATACATAATACCCAACTTCTTAACGGGTCCTATTTGTTTTTGTAATGGTAATTCATTATACATTTGCATGAATAAAAATTTACCAACATCACCAGTTTCATCATCCTCTGCAGTATCCAATTCTCCTTGAGTAAATTTAATACCACTTGTTACCGCATCTACACTTAAAAGGCTTCCTTTTTGACTTGAAAGATATGCAGGAAGTTCACCTTGTGAAACCAATTTAACCTCAACCTCAAAACTTTCATCTTGGCCGTATTTTATACCACCGCCGGTTACAACTCCTAAAAATGCATCATAGGTTCCATTTGATTTTGCTCGTTTATCTTTTAGAATAGCTAAGTTAGAATAGTAAGTTACATCACATACAGTAACCTTACCACCACCTCCTGCTATTTGAGATAGTGAATCCGATGTATTCCACCCCCACTCAATTAAAATATATGATGCTGGTTCTGAAAAATGAGCCGCAACTACCTCTGCCTGAGAAAGTGTATAACAACGTATAGTAAAATTAACTTTTCGAGTTAATCCTTCTGTGCCATTTTGTACATTTAAACTTTCAATGGTGGGTGATGGTCGTAATCCTCGAGATTCTTCAGTAAATTCATCATTTACACCGGCATATATTAAAGTTTTATTATCACTCCCCTTACCAACAATACCAGATTTTGATAATGAACCATATCGAGTACTAAAGTTTTCAGATGCATTTGTTGAATCTATTATTAACCCACCACTATCTCCACTACCTTCAGAACCAACGAGAGATACTGCCCTAAACCAAGGCATTCTACCTGATAATGACATTTGACTATTTTTATTTTTTAAAATAGCATCAGAAACACTTGGTTCTATGTTTGATAAGTTAGGAAATCCACTCATAGGTTATAACTTAAATAGTATTCATTATTTCTTTGTAATTTTCAGGAACTCTAAGAGTAGTTCCATCTGATACTGCGATAGTACCATCGTGTATATTGTTTGCCGTAGCAATAATCCACCATAATGATGAATCTCCATAAAATTGATTTGCAATAGTATCCAATCTATCACCACTTTGGGTTACAATATATATATCTCTATCAGATTTTGGTATTGATTTGTATATCTTTGAAGAATATACTCGTCTACCATCTGTTAAGTTCTTTATACTATTTTTATCGTATCTACTTGCCATAATTTATATTATTTCCGTACCGGTCATTGTTGGATATGGACCAGTTACATTACCACTTGAGAATACACGGACTACTTGATCATCAAAGAAATCCCTTCTATAATACATAACCATACCATTATCATTATTACGTTCTCTATATTCACCCAACTTAGGACCTGTATAATTTTTGTATCCTTGAATTACTAATCCAGCTACCACACTTGATTGGGCAGGTGTTAGATTTTGTTTACTTTCTAATTCTTTTATTTTTTCAGCTGGAGTTTTACCATCAAGTTTATCTGAAATAGCTGATTGTGTTTTAATGGATGGTGATACACCTTCTTCAGTTGCCTGTGGAGTTATAACACTACCACCATTACCCATTTTAGCAAGTCCACCCATATTAACTTTAGGAATATTGGAATTACCAACGGGTGTAATACCACGTGCATTTACTTTAATTGGCTCTGGTTTATCTATATTAAATCTACTAAATAAAGATGCATCATTATTACCAGCTCTATCACTAAGTAATGAATCTGATTTAAATCCCTCAGATTGATTAGTTTCGTTTATTTTATCAATTGCTGCTTTAGATTTTTTATACCCATAAAGTGAATTTAATACTGATGTATCTTCTATAAATTTTATTGTTATAGAACAATCTATAAATTTGGGTAAATATCCTAAGTTACCATCAGTTTCCCAAGTTGAATTATCAGGTATTGTATTTGTTAATGATTCAATGAATCCAACTTTATTATAATACATATCACCTAATCTGAATTCTATAATTGGTGGATTTACTAAATTACTTTTAGTTATAGATGGATATGCCATTTTAGTTAATGTTTCCATTTTTTCCCAATTAGTTGCCAATTCTAATGGAGAATAACATACTATCTTCAAAACAAAGGTAACACTTCGTTCAACACCAGTATAGGTGTAGAATGAAAATGGATTACCTAACATTTTATTTGAACTCCAACCAGGAGTTACAGTTTCACTAATACCAGATATTATCGAACGGAATGGTGTTTTTTTACTACCATACTTACCAATGTTGAATGGTACCAAATCTTCACCAATTATTTCTCCCGTTTCATTCAGTGCACGGCCGTAATCATCAAGTTTATCATAATCACCACTACCAAGTAAGTTTATGGAATCTGAACCATTAGTCATTCCATATTTTACATCTAAACTATTAGCAACTATACCATTCAACTGACTATCTTCATTTCGAGTATATGTTCTTGTTGAATCATATGGAGTTGGCTGTCTATATGAATATCGTATATCTTCATATGCATATTCACTTTTACCAAATCTCCCATCTGTATCTTTTCGTTTAGTACCATGTATAGGAGATACTAAAGTTAAATCAATACCAGTAAATTCCTTAGCAGTTCCACCTTCTTTTTTATAATCTCGATTATCAGTAAGAACTTTGGTATAAGGATTTGTATTATTATAATCTAATTGAGTTGGTTCACCTGCAACTTCACCGATAGTTTGAGGTTCGCCGAATAACTTACCTCTGATTTTATCTTTTACTAAACCAATACCATTACCGAGTGCTTGTTTTCCAAGGGTTTTGGGGTTACCACCGCCACTATCTTTTAAAAACTTACCAAGACCAGTTCCATTAGCACCAACTATATCAGTATCAATAGGGTCTGAAGATGTAATTTCTTTTTTAGCAGATTTCTCGTTAATTTTATCAACTACTCGTGATGGTATTTGAGCTTCAGGTATACCAAGTTTAGAATTAACAAAATCTCTTGCCTGATTTATCTTTCCACCAATCAAACCACCACCAGATTCAGAACCACCGGTGTTTGATTTCATGTCTTCTAACAAAGGAGTACTTCGTTGAACGATTCTGACTGCTTCATTACCATAGATAAGTGGATTGTTTAACTCCACAAGTGATTTAATACGTATTCCCGAGGTTTCTTGCTCGATAAAGGTTTCTTTATCCGCCTTAACCGATTTATCTTGTGGTGAACCTTTAAATAGTTCTCTTAGTGTTTTAGCCATTTATTGAGTTCCTATTATTGTATTACTGAATTTGATAAACTTCGATTTTCCGCGGCTTGTATTCCTCTATTTACTCGTGTACCATCAAGATTTACAATTAATCCCTTTCTCATTACATCTTGGAGTGTTCTTAATTCTTCTAATACACTCGATTGGTATTCACTCATTGAACCATCTTCCAATGCACTAGTTTCTTCACTACTACTTTCACCACCAATACCTAATACTTCCGCAACCATTATCAAACCAGCGGATGCGGCTGCGATACCTAATAAAGCTGGTAGTGCGAATATTCCAGCAGAACCCAATAGATATAGGGAACCGGCTAATCCTACAAATGCAAGTGATAATAAAGCAATTGAACCTACCTTCTCTAATGTAATAGTATCCATCAAGGTTACAATACTTGTTGTAATTTTATCTATAATAGTACCAATTACTTCACCAATAGCTGGTAAGATACTACCAATTGCCCCTATGATACTACTAATTGCCCCACCAACCGATACTATGATATTACCAACTGCTTTACCAAATGATTCAATACCCGGTGCAGCAATTCTAAGAGCGAATCCAATACCAATGATAGCCGCAGTTACTGCTGCTAAACCTGCTAAGGTTGCGGGGTTTGCAAATGCGGCTAATCCAGCTGCCATAGAAGCCATACCACCACCTTTAGCGGCAGCTCCAGCGGTTGATGCAGCTGCTGATGATGCGGTTGCAGCAGTAGATGCTACGGATGTTGCGGCTTTTGCTGCTCCACCACCCATACCCAACATGCCACCAACTTTGATAGCAGCAGCTTTGGCTAAGTTAATAGGCCATAGTACCAATCCTTTAACACCTCTCCATATTCCACCAACTACTCCTTTAAGTGAAGTACCCAAGACACCCAATCCCATATTTGCTTGACCTAAAGTTGCTAAAAAGGTACCACTGCCAGTTACCATAGAACCAAGTGGGCCAGTTGCAATACCAGTCATTGTTTCACTAATAGTATCAAAGGTAGATAACTGCATGGTACCATCATCATTTAACTTATCCATGTTAGCGGACATCTTTAATAATTGGTCAGTAGATAATCCTAATGCAGCTGCAGCTTGTCTTTTTTGGAATACATCCATTCTATTAAATGCATCAATACCACCCATTTGGTTTAGAGCTTCTTTTACAGATGCTCCAATTTGTCCTTCGTATGCTAATTGTCTTGCTTTAGTAAGGTTAATATTCTTACCTAACATTGCACCCAATTCTAATTCTTTTGTTATAGATGATTCGAAATCCAAAAGGTTATCAGTTACCCCAGTAAGAGTACTCATATTCACCCCAAGTTTTCCAGCAGCAACTGCGGCTTCACCTATATTTTTACCACCTTCTTTTCCATATTCAGCAAAGGCTTGGGCAGAACCTGCTACATCAGCCATTACTTGAGATGGCATCAATCCATTTGCTTTTGCTAACTCTTTGGTAGATGCTGCAAGATTTTGAGCGGTTTCAATTGAACCACCATTTAATCTTGCAAAGTTACCAACTAATGATGCAGCTTCTTGTCCACCAATACCCATGTTCATCGCCATGAGATTGGTATTAAGTTGAGTTTTAAAAGATAAATCGTTTAATCCACCAAATTCACTTGATAATCCTTTTGCAGTATCTAATGCCTGTGGAAATACTGTCTTTAATAAGGTAACTTGTCCAACTGCACCAGTCAATCCACCAACAAAACCACCCATTTCACGAGTAGTTTGTCCAAGTGCACTGATTACTTTTCCTAATCCCGCAACGATACCACCTATTAGAGCAGTTGGTCTACTTAATATAGAAACAACAGATTCCTCCAATGCTTTAAACTTTTCACTTATAGTATCTGCTACTGCTGCTTGGTCTTCGAGTACTTTCTTTTGTTCTGCTGATAATGAAGATAATTCTTTAGCCTTATCTACCATTTCTTGAGTAGTTCCTGCTAATTGTTCATTTATACCCATGAACTCTTTACCAATCGCAGTTCGTTTATCTAATGAATCAAGTTGTTCATTTAAAAGTTCGTTATAAATACCAAGTTCATCAAGAATTTTAGCCTTTTCAATAACTTGTGATTCATCTAATTGTGCTAATTCAACTGCTAAACTTTGTTGGTCTCTATAATTTGCTAAAATATCTTGACCTATTGTCTGAGATTGTACATTACGTGATGATATTTCACTTCCACGATTTATCTGTTCTGCCATAGAGTTACTAATCTGAGTTTGTTGTTCTGCAGATTTAGCAACATTATCTTTAAGTTCGGCATATACTGAACTTAATGATGAAACTCCTTCACCCATTTTAGAAATCGATTCGATTCCCTTTTGATAGGCCTCATTGGTGTCTAAAAGTTCTTTTCTAATTTCTTTTAATCGGGCAAGATGTTTTATAAAGGTATCATTTAACTTTGCGGCAGCAACACCCTCCTTGTCTTGGATTTCTTTCATTTCCTTGACAATTCTTAATTTTTCTTTTATAAGGTTGTTGTTTTCTGCCATGTGTTATGAAAAATCCTTTATTATTTTTTCCAAATCACGGATTTCATCTTCAATTTTTTCCATTCTTGAGATGATTTTAGGTGGCATTCCTTTTTCTTTGGCTTGTTTAATAAATCGTTTCTGAGTATCTTTCTGAACATTGTTCAAAAAATTAGAAACAAATTTAGAAACCAGTCCTTCATTAATAGGTTTTTTACTCATTATAGTATCTCCGTTATACTTTTATACTACTATAAATATAAGGTATAAAAAAAGTGAGGAAGTTTTTACTTCCTCACTCTTACACCAGGTCCAGATGATGAACTCTTTTTATTTACTTTATCGTATTCCTCTTTCTCTTTCTTTTTAGCATCTAATAACTTTTTGAAATAGAATCGTCTCCAATGGATTGGCATCGTATAAACTTCTGACCAAGTAAATCCATTTCCGTAATTAACCATTTCCCAAATCTGAGAATGGAGTTGAATACTATAATCACTCGGTAGGGTAAAAAAACCCTATCCCAAATGGGATATCAAGTGCCTCCGTTTCACCAGTTATTTCTGATGTGAATTCGTATTTTAAATCCAAATCAGGTGAAATTTCTTTCACAAAGTTTCTAATTGCTCTACTATCTCTTGCAAGTAAACTATTTTGAACCCATTTATTTATAAATCCACGTTCATTATTACCATCTACTTCTTGAATCATATATCGTAAACGAGTAGATACATCTTGTGATACTACATCTTTACCTTTAACTAAACGATTCATTGCTTGAATATCTGCATTAATAGCTAACTCATCTTTATGAGTAAGTAATTTTATTTTAACTTTCTTTTTAGATACAGGTAATTCAAATTCATATAGATTATCTGAAGATAATTTATTTACATCTAAATCCTTTATTTGAATTTTCGATAAATCAATAGTTACTTTTTGAAGTTCGCCTGTAAATGGGTCTGTTACCTCTACTTGATAATCTGCACCATATCCTAAAACTCGTGTTGCTAATAAGATTGCGTTTTTATCACCAATGAAGATATCACCAATATCTAACCCTGACTCTACAACCACGGATTCGAATAACTTATCCAACACCACCCCCTTTCTTATCAAATTTTGTGAAGCGAGTATATCTTCTTCCTTAGCGGTCATATACTTAATCTCCACAGTACCCTTTGATAGTGGGTGTCCTTCTGGATAAACCTTTCCTTGTGATGGAAGTTCGATTACTTCCGTTGGAAATTCAAAATTTGCCATAAACTTTTATTTAATTTGTTTGTATATAAATATATAATTTCAAAAAAGTTGAAAAAAAAAGAGTTCTCAACAAGAGAACTCTTTCTATATAGTAAAATGGAGTATTGTATTAGTATTCTAAAATTGCGTAATCGTAGGATAACGTTAAAGTAATATCAGAAACATCATTTGAATCCCATGCAACATCACCAAAGTTTGCTGATTGGATGAATGCTCCTTTGATTTTCCAATTTTCAATCTTATCACCTACTGGTCCTAACATATAGATATCAACATCTTTCTTGTAGAAATCTGCATACCCATCACGACCTGTAATAGATTCATGTGATAATCTTACCCATTCCATTACTTGTTGTGCTCCACTTGGAACAATTGGGTCAAATAATGTAATTTCGATATCTTGCCACTCACCTTTACCTTTTAACTGTCTTTTTACGTTAATATGGTCAAGGGTAACCTTTTCAAATGTAATTGAAGGTCTGTTGGCTGCCTTGATTAAATATGATTGTATACCATCGATTTCCATGATGAATCTATTCTTCATCTTTGGTTCGAAATTGGTGTAGAACATATCGTTAAATTCTAATACTTCTGCCATTTTGTTTATTCTCCTATTATACTAATAAATATAGTTTTTTTATTTTTCTGTTATGCCGTGAAACTAGCACCTGTTGGTAAAATGTTGAAATCAATTACAATGAATTCAGCTGTTTTGGTAGGTTGTAAGTAAATAGCCCCTGCCAAGATATTTCTATCGATAACATCTGGTGTATTGTTTGATTCATCCATTACCACTCTAAACGAATATAAACCTTGTCTTTGTTGTATTCCTTCTAAATAAGGATTAACAGTATTCAAGAATTTACCTCTTGTCTGTGCGGTGTTTTGTTCAAATACAAGGTATCTTGATGTAGATGCGATGTATTTCTTCACTTTGATTAATAATCTTCTTACGTTGATTCTATCAAGTGCAGATGAACGGTCTTGAAGTGTTTTCTGTCCGAAAGCAACGATACCCTCTCCAGGGAACTGAGCGATTGGATTGATTTTTCCTTCATATAAGGTATCTCTTTCAGCGTGAGTTAATCTGTTTAGAACAGAAACTGCTCCTACAATACCACCTCTATTTAAACCTGCAGGTGCAA